TTCCATTTTTGGAACAAGAAGTAGAAATAAAACAGCTTACAGTTAAAGGTGTAAAAGAATTACAAACAACTTTAGATAAGTCTAAAGATGATGTATCTGGTTTATCAACACTTAGTGCTATATTTAAAGCAACTGTAATTGGTGCTGACGGTATGAAGGATAAAGACTTTGAAAATTTCCCGATACAAGCACTTACGGAATTATCAAATGAGATTCTGGTTTACAATGGCTTAGGTGCTAAAGATGATAAAGGCGATAAGTTGGGGAAGACGAGTTAGTAGAATATGAGATGGCTTTCCAATTAGGTTTAACTTTAGATGGTATACATAATATGTCATTTACTGAATATAATGGTTGGCATAAATATTTTCAAGAACGACCTTACGGTTGGCGAGATGATCATAGATCTGCTATAATTGCACAAACTACTTATCAAGGTACTAAACCTTTAAATGTACAAGATATATTTCCTTCTTTAAAATTATTACAAAACAGCGAAGCTGTACAAGCTAATAAAAATAGAGCAGGCTTCGAATCTTTGAAGTCTATGGTAAATAAAAAATCTAATACATAATAGATATGGCGGATAAAACCGCCTATCTTTTAGGAGGCATTTATGCGAGATAATAAAAAGATTGAAGAGCATATTAAAGCTTTACAAAAAAGTTTAAAAGAAAAAGATTTATTTAAAAATCTTAAAAAAGAAGTGAACATTGGTGATAATGGTACACAAAAATATAGAATTAAAAAAGGTATTAATAAAGGTAAAGTAATATGACAATAACTGTTATTAATTTAAAATCATCTATTGATAATCTTCAAAAAGATGTTGATAAAGAAATTGAGAAGCAATTAAGGGCTAAGTCTTTAAGAGCATTTGCTGATGTTAAATTAATGACACCTGTTGATACAGGGCAAGCAAGAAACTCTTGGTATATTGGTTATACTGAAAGATATTTTGGTGGTGAAGCAAATAGTACATCAAACATAACTATACTTACACCTAAAGATAAACCACAAGAAATTATTGTAACTAATGGTGTTACTTATATTCAATTTCTTAACAATGGGCATTCACAACAAGCCCCAATAAAATTTATAGAGAGTGCTTTTAAAAAGTACTTTGATTCCGTTGAAGTTGAAGTAACTAACGGATAAACAAATTAACCGAAAATAATACACAACTAATTGTGTTTAATAAATAGGATTAAACATGGCTGTAAAGCTAAACGTACAAGCTAACGTCACAGGCCAGGGACAGTTAACTAAATTAAATACTGGATTAAAAAGTTTAGGAACTCAAGCTTTAATTGCTAAAAGAAAATTAGCAGCCTTAGAAGCAGGAGCAGCTAGATCAAGAGCAACTTTTGCAGCATTAGGTACTACTCTTAAAGTAGGTGTTGGTGTTGGATTAGCAGCTGTTACTTTAGGACTTGGTAAATTTGTTAAAGATACATTTTCTGCAGGTAAACTTACTGAATCACTACAAGTAAGATTCAAACTATTATTTGGTTCAGTTAAAGAAGGTGGAGAAGCATTTAAGGTAATGAACAAATTTGCTTCTAAAGTACCTTTCTCACTTGAGGCTATTGCTGCAGGTTCTGGTAACCTAGCCGTTATATCTAAAGATGCTGATCAATTAAATAAAATATTAGAAGTAACTGGTAACGTTGCTGCAGCCACAGGCCTAGATTTTAGACAAACTGCTGAACAAATACAAAGATCATTTGCTGGTGGTATTGCTGCTGCTGATGTATTTAGAGAACGTGGTGTTAGAGCAATGTTAGGATTTGAAGTTGGTGCTAAAGTATCAATTGAAGAAACTAAGAAAAGATTTTTTGAAGTATTTGCTAATGGTGGACAATTTTCTAAAGCAACAAATGATTTTGAACAAACATTAGAAGCACAGGTTTCATTTGTACAAGATGCTTACTTTAGATTTAGACAAGCTGCTGCTAAGCCTTTATTTGCTGGTGTTAAAGCACAACTTGTAGAATTAGTTGGTGATTTTAAAGAAAATGATGAACAATTAAAAGCTTTAGCTATAACAGTTGGTGAAAACCTTGCAAAAGGATTTAAGAAATTAGGTAAATTTGTTAAATCAGTTATTGATAATTTTGATAAGCTTGTAACAGCTATTAAGGCACTTATAGCATTAAAGGTTGCAGGTATTATTGGCGGTATTGCCACTCAATTTGTACTTTTAGCTAGAAACATAAAATTAGCAGGTGGTGCTATGTTGGGTTTAAATATAGCTATGAGAGCCAATCCATTAGGAATATTTATAACTGTTATACAAGGGGCAGTTATAGCAGTTGTTCTTTTTAATGATAAAATTAAGGCACTTGGAAAAACTTTAATGAAAAACTTTAATGAAAATTTAAAACATATTCAAATAAATTTTTTAAAATTTAAAAATATGCTTAACATAGGTGATGAAGATGTTAATCTTGAAGGTATAGAAAAGTTAGAAGATGAATTAAGAAATTTAAGTAACAGATGGGATGAGGCTGCTGAAGCAAAATTTGCTTATCTAAATGGTAGTGGCAATAGATTTGATGATGAAACTAAAAAGCTTCAAAACAGAAAAAATTATGTACAGCCATATAATCCTAGAGGTGATATGCGTAGAGCAGAAGTTGCTGCAGAAGAAAAAATTGCTAAAGTAAAAGATTTTATTACTGAGCAATCTGCTAAAAAGAAAATTAATTTTGATAAAACTGTAAGAGATGCCGAAGCTAAATGGAAAGTTGAATCTAATGAAAGAGCCCTTAAAGCTATGACGGCTCAAAGAGCACAATTAGCATCAATTGGTATTGAATCTCAAGCTATCGCTACTACAATCGGTGATACTTGGGTAAACGGAATAAGGGCAGGTAACTCATTATTACAAATTACTAAAGATAGTTTTAAAAATATATTAGCTACTATAGCCGAAACTATGTTAAGAAAATCTATTGAGTATGGTGTAGAATTATTATTTGTAAGTTTACTTGATAATAAAATAGTTAAAGAAAAACTAATTACTGCAGAAAAAAGAAAACAATTTACATGGGCAACACTTACAGCTGGTGCTGAAACGGCTAGTAATGTAATGAATGGTGTTAAATTCTTTGGTATGGCTGAAGGTGGTGTTGTACCTGGTGGTGCCCCATACACTGATAGAGTACCTACAATGTTAACACCTGGTGAAGTTGTTATACCTAGAGATAAGGTTGGACAACAAAGTTCAGTAACTAATAATACAATTAATATAAGTGGTAATGTTGACCAAAGAGCAATAGATCAAATTAGATCTGTTATATCATCAAGTCCATCACATGTTGGTGGGGCTAATAAAAATTATACTAGAAATACTTCTGGTTTAAGAAATAGGGGTAAATAATGTCAAAAATATTTGAATATACAAACAATATATCATTAAATAGAACAGCAAGAGTTAGAAGGTCAATATCTAATTCAGGTTACGCTAGACAAGAGAGGGGCAGTCCAACATTTTATTCTATGGAAGTAAGTTTACCATTATTAACTAAAACACAATATGATGAAGTTGAATCTGAACTATTAGGTTTAATAGATGGTATTGATTTTAAAACAACTAGTTTACCATCAAATATTAATTTAACTTTTGCTAATGGATCTATAATTGCCCAATCTGGTTTAACAATTACAGTTGTTGATGCTAATACAAGTGGAGTTGATGTTCAATTGGCTAATGTAGACACATCAAGTAATGTTAAAGCTGGAGATTTTATACAGTTTAGTTCAAGCACAAAAGTATATCAAATCAAAGAAGATGCAACTGCAACAATTGGTAATTTATTAACATTTAAATTAATGACTGGTGCAATTAATCCTATTGTAAACCCTAATACTTTTATTTATGGTAACGGAGTACAATTTAAATTATTGTTAAACGGTAGACCAGATGTAACAGTTGTGCCTGGGCCTGGCTATAATTATTACTCTTATGGATCTTTTGAGTTTCAGGAGGTTTTATAATGGTTAGAGTAATAGATTCAGTAACTTTAGCTGAAACACAAAGTACTAAAAGTTATCCTATTGAATTAATTAAATTTCAAGTTACTTCAGATAATGCTGATAGTTTATTTTTAAATACAGGTTACACAAATATTACATATAATAATGATACATATTTACCTGGTTCAAATGTAGTAAGTTTATCTGCTGTTGAAGAAACTAAAGATGTAAAAACTAATGCAATAACTGTAAAATTAAATGGTATACCAAATACAATTATAGCTGCTTTAGAAAATGTAAATGCTATAGGTGGTATAGTTACAATATATCAAGCCTTTTGGAATGAAGAAACTGGAGCAATACAAGGTCAAGTTTATCAAAAATGGCAAGGTATAATTAATTCACATGCAGTTGATGAAGAAAATACTGAAACTGGTAATGTTAATATAAGTGTAGAATGTAAAAATATAGTAGGTGCTATATTAAATACTAAATCAGGTAGATTTACATCTGATAGTTCATTTAAAAAATATACAAATAATGATGTATCTATGGAATTTGTTGCCTCAATGGTTGACTTTAATCCGAGATTTGGTGCAGAAGATTAATAAGAAAAGGTAATAAAATATAATGATAAGAATTGGAGAATACAAAGACGTTGACCAAGGTGTAAAATTGCTTGAACAACATAGAATGGAATTTGATTTTGGTCAATTTAAAGAAGATAATACGGAATATTATAAAGGCTTAATGCAAGCAATAGCTAAAGATAGAACTGCAGTAATATCAGAAAATGAAAATGGTATAATTGATGGTGTATTATTAGGAATGAAAATACCTAATTTATTAAATCCACATTTATGTCAATTACATGTTCTATTAACTTGGGTTCACCCTGATAAAAGAGGATCCTCTATATTTTATAGAATGAATAAAATGTTAGAGAAAGAAATTAAAAATCATAAAGAAGTTAAGGATATAATTTTTTATTCTATTCCAAAAACTAATATTAATTTTAATAAATTGAACTATAAAGAATTTCAATCAATGTACAAAAAGGAAATTTAATTATGGCAGCAGCCGCACCTATTATTGCAGCAGCAATTGCACCAGGTATTCAAGGAATGCTTATAAGATTTGCACTGTCAGTAGCAGTTTCATATATTACAAATAAATTATTTGCTCCAGATATTCCTTCTGGCCCAGGTCAAGCTGATGCAGCCCCAGATCCTGGTGTTAGACAAAGAATAGCTTCTGATCCTGGTAATAAATTACCTGTTATTTATGGAAAAAGTAAAGTATTTGGTTCAATTACATTTGCTGATATAACATCTGATAACCAAACAATGGCATTTATTATTACATTGTGTGAAGGGCCAATTGAAACTATTGGTCAAATATGGTGGGATGATTTTAAATTAACTTTAGACAGTAATGGTAATGTAACAAATGCAACAGATTCACAAGGTGAAACTGATGATTTTTTAAATGGGAATTTGACAGTTAAAAAATTTAAAGCAGGTGGAAGATGTTCTCCTATGGAAACATTTTCAACTAAATGGGCAACTAATGCTGTAAATAGAACAATGCCAAATGTTGCATATTTATATGTAGAATTAAAATATAATAGAGATGAATCTGTAACTGGTTTAACAAATAAATTAGGAGCAGAAGTTAATGGTAAATTAGTTAGAACTTTTAATGGATCTACTCTATCAAGTGTAACATCATATTCAAATAATCCAGCTGAATGTTTATTAGATTATTTAACTAGTACTTTTTATGGTTGTGGTGATGTAATGTCCGATAGTGATCTTGATTTAGATTCATTTATTTCTCATAAAGCATTTTGTGATACTTTAATTACACATACAGATAAAGAAGGTAATAGTACAACAGCAAAAAGATATACAACAGATGGAGTTATAAATACATTTGATGAAAGAGATTTAAATGTTTCTGATTTAGTTATTTGTTCTCAATCTATATTTTCTTATAATTTAGGTAAATTTCAAGTTGTTTCTGATACTATAGGATCATCTGTAATGTCATTTAATCCAGACAATATGTATGGTGATGTTACAATAGTTAATGATGGTTTTAATAGTTCATTAAATAAATTAAATATTTCATTTTCTTCATACGATCAAAAATATCAAGATGATCAAGTATTTTTAGATTTACCTGATAATTTAAAATCATATAATGAGCCAGAATTAGTTCAAGATACAAGATTTAAATTTTTAAATAATAACATTATGGTTCAAAGAGTTGGTAATGTTATTGTTAAAACATCAAGAGATAATTTAATTGTATCGTTTAAAACAGATACAAGAGCATTACAATTACAAGTTACAGATATAATATCAGTTACAAATAGTACTTATGGCTTTACTGATAAATTATTTAAAATTAATTCTATTACTGAAACAGATATGAACTCTGATGGTGTATCAGGTTATTTTATTACTGCTCAAGAATATAATGCAGATGCATATGCAGAAGAAGCATTAACAGAATTTCAAACAGCACCTAATACAAATTTAGCTAACCCTAGAAATTTTGGAGCAATTACAAATTTAAGAGCAATTAGTAGTGATCCAGATTCTACTACTCCATTTGTACAATTACAATGGACTGTACCTACTGGGTTAACAGAAACATTTGAAATATATGTTGGGGATGATGTTAATGCTACTATTGCTGATAGAGAATTTAATATTTCATTTAGAACATCAACAGGCCCGTTTATTGAAGGTGCAACAATAACACATAAAGTATTTGATTTAGATTTTACAGATACATTAGTATTTTGGGTAAGACCAATTAACCAATTTGCTAGAGGGGCATTTTCTAATTCTTATAACTTTGGTAAATTTAGACCTAATGCTGGTGGTATTACTTCAGGAGATTCTGGGATTATTATTAATCCTAATGATTCAAAAAACCCTTATGGTGTTGTGAATAGATTTGCTCAAATTAAATACGGTGATAGTGATACTGGTTCAAATATAAGAGATGGTTTTACTGATATTGATGCTGTTCAACAAATAGGTTATGCTGGTACAACAATTAATACAATTACTAGAACTGGTGGAACTGATGGTTCAGGGTCTGTAACATTTCCTTTGGATTTCGATTCAGGTGTATCAACAACAGAAGAACAAGAATTAAGTTTTACAGGAACAAGAGGTAATGTAACACAAAAAGAATTATTACATATTAATTTAGCTGATGATATACAAAATACTACATCTAGAAAAACAATTACAGATGCTGTAGATTGGAATGCAACAGGTTTCTTAACTGCTAACAGTTCAAATAATAGTGTTAAAGTTAATGATACTTTAGAATTAGCTTCATTAGTATCTGGAGGAGTATCATCTGGTTTTGGAAGATCAGTATGTATAGGAACTTCAGCTATATACGTAATGTCTAATACTGAATTATTTTCATTTAAATTAGTTTTAGGTACTTGGACACATTATGCTACAACAAATTCAGGTGGTGTTCAAAATTATAACGTTTCTCCTATGGGAAATGATGTTTTACTTTATAACTCTTCTACTAATGAAGGACAAATATGGAATATTTATTTAGTACCAGCGACAACAGGTGCTTTAGGTGGAGGTCAATTTAACTAATGACAATATTAACAACATTATCAACTTTAGATATTTCTAATAACATTGTAGATACAAGTGAAAATATTATTGTTTGGTATAATGGAACTAAAATAAAATATTATCATAGATATGAACAAGTATCTACAGATATTGAAACTATTAGTGGCGTTATATCAATTAAACTTTTAA